CAAACTGGAAATTAAGGTACCTCAATCGGAGGTTCGGTTCAATAAATGGTTTGATGATGTGATTACAGCTATGGAAAATGGTAAAAAGCCACAAGATATAATACAAGTTAAGCGATTGAATAATAGCAATGCCGGTAAAATAGGCGATGAGCAATTTAATATAGTGGCTTATTGGCACATTAACGGTACGAATATGAGTATTCCTACGCTTCACCGTAAATGGGTTGAATGGGGCAAACAAAACGGATGGTGGATGGATGATAATGGAAATTTTAATCCTCCAACCGAAGCCCGGCTTTATCAGTTGCTTGCGCCTCTTAAAAATCCAAATGCACTTGAAAAAACCGATGCGGTTACATTTAGATTGAACAATATACCATCTGTAAGCCGTGATTTACCTGAAAAGAAAAACCATGTGTGGGTGATTGACGGTACAGCTCAGAATGAAAATGTACAAGAAAAAGGAACGGTACGGCAGCATATTTACGCAATTAAAATTGCTGACGTTGCTACGCTTCGTATGGTGGGTGTATCGACACTTATCGGTGTAAAAGAACCATTCTACGCAGTAAAAGAAGCCATCCTTATGGGTATTCGTGAAACCGGTTACAAACCTGCAATTATTCATTGCGACCGCGGACCGGCATGGAAAGAATTGGAACGCTGGTGCGAAGCTCACGAAGTAAAACTTTATCCATCCATTACCGGTAATGCCAGGGCTAAAACTATTGAGTCATTATTCAATATGTTCGATAATGATATTACCCGCTTCCTGAAAGGCTATAGCGGCCAGAACCGTACTGCTTTGAGTCCTAAATCAAGGGCATCTGAAAAACGCGAAAACATAGGAAAACAACATGCTCGTAGTGCTGCAATAGCTATGGAGTGGGCAAAAGGTGAAGGGATGAAGGCATGGAATGAACGCGTGATTGAAACGCTGGAAAGAAAACCATGTAACAAGACTCCTTTTGAATTATGGGAAGAAAAAGAAAGTTTTGTACCTAAATTGAGCTACATGCAGCTATGTGTGTTGTGTGGTACGCTCCACGAAAAGAAGCTAACCATAACAGGTATTGATATTGAACACAAAACTAAGGCTTATACCTATTTCCCAAGCATTGACACTCCGGAACAACGTGAAATGGCTGAAAAGATATTTACGTATATCCCACTTGACTCGGTAACTGCTAACAAAATGAAAATCTATATTCTGAATGCCGGCGACCCTGCTCCTGTGTTTGCGCACGATGGCAAATACCTCGGAATTTGGGTACTGAAAACAAATACAGCTTACATAGCAGAAACGGCAGCGCAAAAAGCAACGCTTAGTAACTTTTCAGCACTTCAGTATCGTGTTGAACAAAAGGCAAAAGAGATTAATGCCGGCATTAAAAATAGCATTGAACGACACCCGGACTTTGAGCATATTGATGCGCTGGGTAACGAGATGTTGACCGGTAAACGTCGCCCAATGAGCGAAGCCATGGAAAATGAGCGCAAAGTGGTAGGAAGGTATGATAAATCGGCACTTCTTGAAGATGAGGTTGAGAGCAAACAGAATTCATTCTCTGAAGCTGCGAAGAAATTTTGTGAAGCGAAACAATATCGTGAATATGTTGACCCGGACACAGGCGAAATACACAAAATTGAGATAAAAACTAACTAACTTATAAAACAAACACCTATGACACAAATTCAAATTAGCGCAAAACAGGCATCGTTGCGCGATAAGCTTAAAAGCTTAATGGAAAAAAAGAGCCTGAAACCTGCCGAAATTGCTCGTATATCGGGTCGTTCTGAAGGAACTATTTCGGAGTTGCTCCGGGATAAAAAAACATTTAGCGATAAGTTGCTGAATGTTATCTATGACAGCTTGCGCGACTACATGGGCGAAGATGATCTTGTATCAACACGTCAATTCAACAAGATGTGGAATATCGCAACTTCAGGTAAAAAAATGAGCGACATGCGCCTCGTAGTTGGCAATACAGGTGTTGGAAAGTCTATCGTGTTCCGAAAATTTGCTGAAGAAAACGAAAGCTGCTATTACGTGAAGGTTGACCGTAAAGAAATGACATGGAATAGATTCCTGTATGAAGTGGCTACCGAAATGGGAGCAAAACTCGATCGCAAACGCCTTCGTTTTTCAACTTCTTATCTGATGGATAAAATCATTGCCCTGGTTGAAGAAAAAGCCGACACCAACCCGACATTGATAGTTGACGAAAGTGAAGTTGCTAAGAATTCATTCTTTAAAGATATGAAGAATTTGCGAACCGCAACCGAAGGCTTATTAAGCATAGTTATAGTTGGTATAACTGAAGTTATGACTCGGATTGGTAAAATTGCCGGATTGGAATGTAGAGCTTACGAAACTACCGGTGGATTTAATTACAAATGGTATCCTACCCGCGAAAACAGCAACATTTACACCACATTTGCGCGACGTATTTCGGTGTTTCGGATTGAGAATATAAGTACCGACGATATTGCCGCTTTTTGCGATGAAAAAGGCATTAAAAACCGCAAAGTAATTGATTTAGCATCCGCACGTTGGTGGAACTACGAAGAAGCCGACAAAGCCATTAAAAGAGCCGAACGCATGGGCGTTGATTTGAGCCAGATTACTCCTGAAGAATTTGAACTACTATAATAATCACTGATATGGAAAAACTAAAAGCAATTTTCAAAAGCAAAACATCGAATGGAATCACATGTAAAAACACTGTTTTCATGCCTAATGAAAAAATAATATCAATAAAACAAAGGATTTTAGCTCCCAGTTCAGATATTGAAAATGGTTGGTTCTCAAACTGGAGATTAGTTAGAAAAATTAAAAATTATCAACTTCTTGAGTGTGAAATGGTACTGTGGATAGATTCTCTTGAAATGGTAAATGTTGCAGTTGAACAGCTAAAAACTCAATACATAAAAAGGAATTCAATCAATATAACACCGGAACAATCCGCAGAAATACTTCTGAAAGCAATGCAGCGGATGCGTTGGAAGCTGTGGTTTTCTTTTGCTGAAAGTAAATATGAAACCTTCAGAAAAGATGGAAACCCAAAAAAACCTAATTACAAAACTATTAATGAGTACTGTAAGGAGCATTGGGGAAAATATATTGGTGATTTGAGCAAAGAAGAACTACAGGAAAAGATAGCGATAGTAAAAAAATGGAAAGAAGATAAAAAAGAGTAATAACAATCAAAACCACAACCCGTATGCCGATAATCAAAGACAAACGAGTTATCGAAGGCAAAAAGAACCGTGACAATGAGATACGAAAGTTTTTCAACAAACGCTGGAGCGATGGATTGAGATACGAAGTAATCGAAGATGAAGTAATAGCGAAATGGGGCGTTTCGAGTAGCGCGATAACCAAACTGATGAAGCAAACGGATAAATAAAAACAATTTTAATACACCACCAATGGCAAAAAAGAAAATTTTCAGCGTACAAAGCCTGAAAGACAAAAAGTTTCACACCCTCGAATTTAATGAGTTTTATACAAAGCTCATGGGTAAACCTGAGCGCAAATTCACTATGATGTGTTATGGCGAAAGCGGCTCAGGTAAATCGGTTTTTTTGATACAATTTGCGAACTATTTTGCAAAGAACTTCGGAAAATCATTTTATAATTCGCACGAAGAAGGAGCGAATAAAACTATTCAGGACAGGTTAAATAACTTCAATATTGATGCTTTGAAGTTGTATGTAGCCGATGCAATGACCTTTGACGAAATGTGTACAGCTATTGAAAAGAACTACTACCGACTTGTAGTTATCGACTCAGTAAAATACATGGGCTTTACATTTAATCAACTTCGCGAGCTTCGCAAACGCTTCGCAAACCGATTATTGTGCATTTGCATAGTAGACTTTGGAAGTTCAAAAGGAAGTCCGGACAGTGGCAAAGATTTACTACATGCTTCGGATGTGAAAATGTACTTTAAAAACGGACGTATTTACAGTATTAGTCGCTATTTGGATGCTCCGATAGAACATCAGTTGTTTTTCCCTCAAAAATCAGCTAATCAACATCCAACATTATTTTAATATGCTATGCAGGTTTGAACACCTGCATAGATGCAATCCGATAGCCATAGCGATGGTCGGTTAATACTAATTTTTTAATAAAAACTTATGAAACAACTTCAAATTGATGAGCAAAAAGCTCGTAGCCGATATAAATCGGCATCTCCTGAAATTAAAGAAATACTGGAAGATACTTTCGGTAAGGATTTTTTCAATGCATCTGTAGAAGATCGCGTTAATTCATTAGAGGATGCATTAGCTGAAACAGGTCGACCTTCAGTACCTGATTTTAGCTGTGTACCTGAAGATTTACGTCCATTTTTTAAATCAACCTACAAATGTGTAGTTATTGCTGAGGCTTTAAATGAAGGTAAAAGATTTGACCTTTACAATGAGTCTGAGTATCGTCATTATCCATACTTTAGAAATAACGGTTCTGCTTCGGCGTTCGGTTTGTGCGGTACGTATTACGGTCGTGCGCGTTCGACTGCGGGTTCCGGTTCCCGCCTGGCTTTCATTAACAGTAAAATTGCTAAGATTGCCGGTGAAAAATTTAAAAACGAATTTAGAGATATGTTATCACTTTAATAATCAATTAAAAATTTCCAACATGAAAAAAAATCCAAATTTAGAAAAAATCAAAACTGTAGAAGATGCATTTCAAGCTACAGGTAGACCAAAAGTTTACTTCTCGAATGTGCCTGAAGATTTGAGAGAGTATTTTGAAAGTCAGTATAATGCAGTTGTAGTTACTGAAGCTTTAAACGGTGGCAAAAAACCTGATTGGGACAATCGTAATGAATTAAAATGGCGCCCATGGTTTGTAATGTCTGCTTCGGCGTTCGGTTTGGGCGCTACGGGTTGCGATTATGCGGATTCGTATGCGGGTTCCGGTTCCCGCCTGCAAAATATTGACGAAGAAACGGCTGAATATTCAGCAACGCAATTTGTTGATGTTTGGAAGGGTGTTCAAATAGGGTAATAAATTGAAGGTTGTTTGCCTTCGCTGGTTCTGCTTCAGCGTTCGGTTTGAACGATACGAATTACGATAATACGAATTCGAATGCAGGTTCCAGTTCCCAACTGGTAAATGAAAAGGCAAAAACCTTGCTTCTTAGCAAAAAACGACTAATCTTTCAACGGTGTTAGTATTAAACGAGAAAGCTCCATTTTTGAAAGCCAGGCTTATGAAAAGAATAAATAATTTATTTGACAAAGTAGTCACAAAAGACAATTTGATGCTTGCATACCAAAAAGCCCGGAAAGGAAAGTCCGGGCAATATGGTGTCAAGATTTTTGAAAGAAATGTTGAAAGCAACATTGATCAGCTGTACAATGAACTGATATTTGGAATATACAAAACTTCGGAATATAGCGTGTTTAAAATATATGATCCAAAAGAACGCGAAATATTCAGATTGCCATTCAGAGACCGAGTTGTGCATCATGCTATCATGAATATACTTGAACCGATATGGATATCGGTGTTTGTTCACCACACATATTCATGCATAAAAGGGCGTGGAATACATGCTGTTTTGAAAGATTTAAAGCATGATTTAAAAGATGCTGAAGGTACAAAATACTGTCTTAAACTCGACATAAAGAAGTTTTATCCAACTATTGATCATGAAGTTTTGAAAGTTATTGTCCGTCGAAAATTGAAAGATAACAAACTCCTAAGTCTGATTGATGAAATAATTGATAGTGCTCCAGGTGTACCAATTGGAAATTATTTATCTCAGTTTTTTGCCAATCTGTATTTATCCTACTTTGACCACTGGTTGAAGGAAGAAAAGCGAGTAAAATACTATTACAGATATGCAGATGATATCGTTATTTTAAGCGAAAACAAAACTTATTTACATGAATTATTTAAAGATATAGATACTTATCTAACAACAAACCTGAAGGTATGTATAAAAAGCAATTATCAGGTGTTTCCGGTCGGTGCTAGGGGAATTGACTTCGTAGGTTACAAATTCTACCATACGCACATTTTAATGCGTAAAAAGATTAAAAAACGGCTTTGCCGTAAAGCTGCGAAACTAAATAAAAGCAAGCAAATAACAGACAAAGAATATAAAATTAGAATAGCTCCTTGGCTCGGTTGGGCTAAGCATTGCGATTCAAAAAACTTATTAAAAAAGGTACTCAAAAATGAAACGATTCTCAGATTTTAATATAACAACAGGGACTGACAAAAATATATTTGTCGTGCCTGTTATCTCAATAGAAGAGTTGACTAATTGTGAGGTTGAAATATTGGATTACGAAAAAGGCGTTAAAACACGTCACGGCGAAAACAGGTATATCGTAAAAGTTAAGTACGAAGGTTCAGAACGAAAATTTTTCACCAATGCAGCCCCAATTAAAGAGGCTTTAGATAAAGTTCAAAAACAAGATTTTCCATTCTTAGCAACGATAAAACAACAGCGGTTTGGAAGCGGAAGTGGCAAAACATTTTATTTTACATAAAAAACATGATAACTCATAGATACATGCATCCTACAATTGAGATATGCCGAAAATGCGAAGGTACAGGAAGATTGATTGAATTTCCTGTATGGGATGTTTTGAGGCAAACCGAAGCTGAAATAAAAACCTGCGAACTTTGCGAAGGTAGCGGGCGCGTGGTTGTAAGCAAGAAGATTGAAGTAACGGTTGTGGCTTTCAAAACTGACATATAACGTGGAAATAAACGTCCGTTTTAATGGCTTTTATTTCTGTGTTATATGGCGGTTTTGGGTTTTTAATTATATTTGCACAAAAATATATTGATTATGGAAGATTATAAATGGAAAAGCGTAGATGTATATATTTTAGGTAAGAAAGTTGACACTAAAGCAATGAAATATACTCAAAATAGACCGTCAAAAGATAAGTTTGAGTATTACATGCATCGAAATGGGAAGTATTACTTCAGAAACAAATACAGGAAATTGGTAATTGATAAAGAACTTAATCTTAAAGTTGGATATGGTACTGAATTTGATATAAGTTTTGAAGTTAGCAATGAGTTGAGTTATACCGTTCTTATTAATGATTTAGGTGATGAGGTATCAAAAATCATTTTACAAATGCCAAATATTGAATAAGCATCAACATAGAGTATTCAAAAAATAGGGGCTCAGATATTAGGTGTAAGGCGTTTTCGGTTGATGAATGGCGTACAGGCTCCACCAAAATTGCTGAAATGCGTTTACTCGAAACCGATTGATGTTTAAAAAAATGCCTGAGTAAATCTACT